ATATCGAATGCTTAATACAGTTTAGTTGTGATGATCCATATATTTATGGAGCAGATGCGCAAAGAGTTGATATAGCATTATGGGTAGGCTCGTTTGAGTTTCCTTTAGAGATTCCATCAAGTGGAATAGAGATGGGCTATAGAAGTCCGTCGTTAATTGTTAATGTTCCTAATGAAGGTCAAGTTGAAACAGGAATGATTATTCGATTTAAGGCGTTAGGAACAGTGGTTAATCCTTCGTTGATTAATGTAAATACTTACGAAGAAATGAAACTTAACATCATTCTTCAAGGTGGTGATGTACTTGAAGTTTCGACTTTTACAGGTAACAAATATATTAAGTTAATCAGAAATGGTGTAACGCATGATGCCCTTAACACTTTGGTTATAACAAGTAATTTTCTTCAGTTAGATATTGGTGACAATCTTTTTCGCTATGATGCGGATGAAAACCTAGATAACTTAGAGGTCGATATCCAGTTTAGAAATATATTGTTAGGGGTGTAGGGATGGACTTTTATGTATTTGATTTAGATTTTAATTTTCACGGAATTATAGATGACTACGTTAACATACCGATAACTCGAAACTACGAGAAAAAGACGAGTTTTACGATTGATGTTGCTCCGACAGATAAAAACTTGCAGCTATTAAAGAAAAATAGATTAATAGCAAAGCAAACGGATATCGAACATGCTTTTATTATTGAAACAATCGAATTTAATGATGGTAAAGACAGTAGTTTATCGGCTACTGTTTTTTCATTACATCATTTGCTAAACCGTCGTGTTATTAGCGAACAACAAATTTTCAGCGGAAAAGTCGGTAAGATTATGTCCGATTTTGTAACCGCAAATGCTATCAATCCATCGAATCCGAATAGAAAAATTCCAGGAATGGTTTTGTTCCCCGATAACGCCAATCTAGGAGAATCTACTATGGAAGGTCGTACAGAGGGCTACATCGATGACATTCTATTCGAAATTGCAACAAAACACGAATTGTCCTGGGACATCTTATTTGACTATGAAAATAAGCAGTTTGTATTTAAAGTCTGGCAAGGTGTAGATCGTAGCGAGCAGCAGAACGCTAACTCGAGAGTTATCTTTGCAAAGGAATTTGATAACGTCATTAGTCAGGATTATGTTGATAGTGACAGCGACTATAGAAGCACTGCAATTGTCGCTGGTGAAGGTGAAGGAGTAGACCGAAAAAGAGTTATCGTTAACGATGAATTATCGGGATTCGAACGAAATGAACTGTTTGTTGATGCTCGAGATTTGCAAAGTACTTATCAAAATGAAAATGGCCAAGAAGTGACTATTCCAACAAGTGAATATGAATCTGTTCTTATTGAACGAGGAAAAAACAAATTATCCGAGCACCAAAAAATTCAAACATTAGATAGTGAACTGGATTTTAATTCTTCATTTAAGTATGAAAGAGACTTTTTTCTCGGTGACATTATTAGCGTGAAAAATACTAAATTAGGTTTGATTTTGCATACTCGGATCACTCAAGTTGTTGAGACATATAGTAAAGAAGGCAAAACCCTTAAAGCTGAATTTGGAAGTAATATTCCTAGCTTCATGGATAAAATCAAAAAGGCGGTGAAATAATGGCAATTAGAAGTGGGCTTTTTAATAGTGTAAACGGGGACCGGCGATATAAAGCTGATTTTTTTGCGGAGTATTTTGCTAGTTTTATTGCCAACGGTGTTTTTCCTAATCCGTCCACAGGATTACAGGTATTAGCAGATCAGAATATGACAGTAGCCATTAAGCCCGGAAAAGCATGGATTAATGGTTATTTTTTTGTTAACGATTCTGATTACATTTTGACAATCGACAATGCGGACGGAGTGCTTAACCGTATTGACCGCATTGTTTTACAATTAAACTATTTAAACCGTGAAATAGTGCCGGTAGTCAAAAAAGGTACTTTTGCAAGTAATCCTGTAGCTCCTGCGTTGCAAAGAGATACAGACGCTTACGAGATAGCCCTTGCTGATGTTTATATTAACGCTGGAGCAGTTACTATCACCCAAGAAAATATCACTGACTTACGTTTAAATACAGAACTTTGCGGTATCGTACACGGGACGGTAGATCAAGTGGACACAACCACAATTTTTAATCAGTATCAAGCATGGTTGCAGTCGCAGATTGAACTATACGAAGATGATTTATTGTTGTGGACAGAGGAAAAGAAACAAGAATTTGAACAGTGGAAACAGTTGCGTGAAAATGACTTTGATTTATGGGAATCGCAAGAGAAACAAGCTTTTGATAATTGGTTTGATAGTGTCCAAAACATACTCGATGGTGATGTAGCAGGAAATTTGTTGAACAGAATTACAGATTTAGATCAACGATTTACTGCGCATCAGGCGGAAACTACGTCGAAATTCACATCCTTGAACATCAACATGATTGACATGGCGGTTGAACTTGAGACGCTCAAAGGCGCAACGCTGAATGGCGTCACCGCTAATATCTTCATTGAAACATTCCAGAATTTAAACGACATCAATCTTATGAACGGAGTTTATGACAGTGTAAACAAAAGGTTGGTGCTTTAATTGAGTCAGTCTGCAACAGATTTAATTTTATATAAAAAGACAGAAGTGTTACTTCATGAAGTCTATCCTGTTTTAAAAAACTTCCCAAAAGCGGAGAAGTTTGCTTTGTGCCAAGAAATCAAACAAGCATTCTACTCGCTTTTGAAATATATAATGCTCGCAAACAACGTAAAATCGAAAAGGCGACTCTATCAAGAAGAAGCTGACGGATATATTAAATTACTTCTTGTTTTGTTTGGTGTCGCTAAAAAGCAAAAATACTTATCTCAAAAGAAACATTTATATTTTCAAACAAAAATTTTAGAGTTAGGTCGTCTACTCGGCGGCTGGATGAGATCTTAAATTAAACATATTAGGGTTATGGCTGTTTGGCGCCAACCGTGCTATTCGCGGGAACAATTCGGCGCGGAACTGGAACAACAACAACGCGACGAACCGTAACGATAACGTCGGGTGGCGCCCCGCCTTGTTAGGAGATTTACGTTTAATATGTTTACGGATATATTAACGTGGCCTTAGGAACTTCAAGGGAGCCATAATCCTTCGTTCGGAGAACGAACGTAAACACATGAATAATCATAGCGCCTACCGGAAAGGAGCCGTTATGGTGACAGCTGTTAAAACATACGACAATCTTTACGAGAAAATTATTGATTTTAGTAATCTTGAATATTCCTACAAGCAAGTTTTGAAAGGTGAAAGGAAATTCAGGAAAGACGCTATCATGTTCGCTTTATTAGAAGATGTCAATTTAGTTCGATTGTGGGATGAATTACGCACTGGTCGTTATCGAGTAGGAGAATACATTCGTTTTAAAGTGTATGAACCGAAAGAGCGCTGGATATCTGCGCCTCGAGTGCGTGATAAAATTGTCCAATTCGCTACTCACAATATCATTAAAGATGTTTACAAAAATGTGTTTATATCAACCTCGTATGCTTGCATGGAAGAAAGAGGGACACACCGAGCGGTAGATACAGTACAAAAATTTATGCGTATTGCTGAGAGGGAATTCGAAGACCCATGGATTGTAAAATTCGATGTTTCTAAGTATTTTTACACGATTGATAGAGATATCCTTAAAGGACTCTTACGAAAGAAAATAGCGTGTAAGAAAACTTTATGGCTGCTTGATTTAATTATCGATAGTAGTCCAGAGGGGGCTGTTGGTATTCCGCTTGGTAATGTGACGAGTCAAGATTTCGCAAACATCTATTTAAATGAGTTAGACCAATTCGTCAAACGATTTTTAAAAGTTCGCTATTATGTGCGCTATATGGATGATTCTATCGCGATCATTGACGGCAGGGATAATGCGAAAAGAATTTTAAACGAGATGAAATTGTTCTTAGAAAACAGATTGAATCTTGTTGCAAATCCTAAAAAATCGCAAATATTCCCTCTCAAGCAAGGTGTAAATGCATACGGCTATAAAATATGGACAACACATCGATTGGTTCGTGACGAATCAAAAAGGGCGATGAAACGACGCATAAAAGCGATGGACAGAAAATATAAAAACGGTGAAATAGAGTTGCATGATGTGCTGCAAGCGGTAAATTCTTGGCTTGGACACGCGCGTCACAGCAACTCTTTTAATTTGTGCAAAAAGATTTTTGCACCATACCCTTATATCGAAATAGAAGGAGTTGAGAAATTTGGCAACAGGTGATGTAGTTAAATTAGGTACTTTGTATATGGGTTCTACAAAAATAGCGCGACCGACAAAGCCTTGGAGAAATACAAGTGAACCCTATTCAGGTGCCGGTAATGGTAACATTCAAAATTACTCAACAGGCGCTAATTTAGAGATTCGAGATACAGATTCAAATGATGCCTATAAGATGCAATGGGTAGAAATTAACGATGGCGGCAAAAAGTATCTGGTTTCTGACCGCGTAATGCTTGTCAATATCAGTTGGAATGACTTAAATGCTCTAAATTTAATTTTCGGAAAAGAAATTACAATCGATGGGCAACAATATCGAGTACGCTCCCTCACAGGTGGATCAAATAGAAGAAATGGAGATTACTACGCAGGGGGAACTCCTACAAATAACGAGTGGGACCGTTGGATTGTTAATGAAGCAAATTTAAGTGGTTTACCGAAACCGACATCAGCTGACTTAGGCACAAGCGCCTACCAAAACCCATCCGTAATGAACGGTGCTCATAACACATTATGGAATTGGGGTTACGTGTATTCATGGTGCCAAGAAACTTACGAGGAAAGTGGCGCCATCCGTGCTATTCGCGGGTACGATTCGGCGCGGCCCTGGTACTACAACAACGCGACGTACCGTGGCGGTAACGTCGGGTGGCGCCCCGTCCTTGAAGTTCTGAATTCTGCCCCTGTGATTTCTGGCAACAACCAAAACTTGGGGGAAAAAATTACGCCCTTTGCGATAGACTATACCGTCAACGACACCGATACTACGGACACGCTTACAATTACGGAAAAAGTCAACAACACGACAATCCGCACGGTGTCCAACGCCGTGCGGAATCAACAATATACCGTCAACCTAAGCGATGTATGGAGCACACTTGCACTTGGCTCTCATACCGTCACAATCACGGTTGACGACGGAAAAGGAGGTACGGCAACACGGACGTATACGTTCACCAAAACGGATGATCGCATCAAATTTAGATTGAAAAATCCGATTGGAACATCGATTGCGGCAAAAAAAATCGTTGTAAGTGGAGTACTCACAATCCCAGCGGGCGCAACGCTATCTGTAAAAGCATGTAACAATGCGTTTGATAGTTCGCCGACTTGGGAAGACATTACGCAAAAGTTTTTAAATCGTGAAGCCCATACGTTCGCTAATGTTTCAAAAACGGCTGCGAAATGGGGAATTGATATCGAATTTGAAATTTTAAAAAATAACGCAACCGAACAAATTATCGTTGATGGATTTGGATTCTCATTTGAATAAAAAAGGAGGAGAGAGTATTGAAGAGTATCAGAATTAAAGATTTAGAGATTGTTGAGCAGGAGCGTCGGCAGGAAGAAGCAGCGGAGAAAAGTACGTCGATGGCATTAGCGCAATTAGCGCTTGAAAATCAAAAGAAAGACGTATTAATAGAACAATTGACGAAGACAGTAGCTGATTTGAATCTTGAAATTATGAAACTTAAAGGAGGAGTTAATCAATGAAAAGTACGTTCTTCGATTTTTACAATCTGTTCTACAAAATGGGATACTTAACAAAAGAAATTGTACATGAAGCAGCACGATGGGGAGTTATCTCTTTGACAGAGTACAAAGAAATAACAGGAGAAGAATTTGTGGCGTAGTAGTCTCAAAGTGTGACATAACCATAAGGATTACAAAAAATCAAATTTTTTATTAAGCACTCTCACTCGAGGGTGCTTTTTATATTGCAGCAAGACCTTAGCAACGCACCGTGCTGAGCGGTGTTATCGGTGTTATTTTTTTGCAGAGCAGGTGGTCTAATGGAACAAAGAGTATCTAATTTAGAAAAAGACATGACAGATGTAAAAACAAGGTTGGCAGTAGCAGAAGCTGGTTTAAAAGACATGAAAGAGGATATGCAAAGTATTAAGAACAACACTACTTGGTTATTGAGGCTTGTTATTGGAGCCATTATAGGCGCTGTTTTGGCGCTAGTATTGAAAGGAGGTGTTTAGATTGAAAATAAACTGGAAAGTACGTTTACAAAGCTATCCGTTTTGGGTGGCTGTTTTTGCGTTGATTGGGTTAATCGTCACAGACTTAGGACTGATGGACTTGGGGCACTACGAAAAGTATGTTGACGCTATTTTGTTAGTACTCGTTGCAGGCGGCATTGTCACCGACCCAACGACTAGCGGGCTAACCGACAGTCAACAAGTTTTATCATATATAAAGCCAAAAAAGGATGATAAAAATGAAACTAGGTGAAGCAGGGAAGGAACTCATAAAATCGTTCGAGGGTTGTCGGCTAACTGCCTACAAAGCTGTGCCGACTGAAAAATATTGGACAATTGGATACGGTCATTATGGCCCAGACGTAAAACCCGGAATGAGGATAACACAAGCACAGGCAGATGCTCTTTTTGACCAAGATATACAAAAGTATGTTAAATATGTTAACGGCTTGGGGCTTAGGCTCAATCAAAACCAGTTTGACGCGTTGGTATCGTTTTGTTATAACTGCGGGCCAGGAAACTTGCGTAAATTGTGTAACGGTAAAAGTTTAGCGCAAATTGCTAAAGATATGCTTCTTTACAACAAAAGCGGTGGAAAAGTGCTAAACGGTTTAATCAGGCGTCGGAAAGCCGAGTATGAGTTGTTTGTCAAGCCAGTAGAGGAGGAATTAACAGTGAGCCAATATAACGAACTCAAAAACGAAATCGCTGAATTAAAAGCGTTGCTTAGTAAAAAAGTAGATAAACCGGATAATTATCATTTAGAGGACCCTCAGTTCGGGCAGTCAGAGTGGAATGAGGTTACTTTAGAAGGTTACTTTGATGGCACACGACCACATAATTTTATGAGCAGGGTCGAGGGTGCTATTGTAACCAAGCGAATCACAGACAACGTTAGGACATTTCTTGTTGATCCAGTTGAAGAAAAAGTAGCAGCATTGTCTGAACGTGTTGAAAAGTTAGAAAAGATTAAAGAAGAAGTTGAAGAAGAAAATGCTTAAAAAGAGGGGAGCGATTCCCCTCATTTTTATTTTTACAAGAGGAAATTTGACATAAATAAAGAATTATTAATTATTAATGTGAAAGGAGGGAAGGATTTGAAGCAAGTAGCAGACAGGGAATTATTAGTAGTTAAAGGGAAAATGGTGGAAATTTTTACAATGGAAGATAATACTTATCTGGCTTTTGCACACGCAGATTATAATGCTGATGATGAAGAAGCAATAATAGGTATGGGAGAGGGGGACGAAAAAGAAACGGCAATAAAGCTAGCGCTACAAGATCTATATGTGGAAATTAAAAACACCCGGTGAGGGTGTCATTTTTTGTAAAAATGAATATTAATTAATGTGTACAAACCTATGCTGCATATACTTCCATGAGGTGATGCATAGGTGCATGTAAAAATTGTCGAGGGAGATTCTACTGACAAAGCAAAAAAATCTTGTTATGATTTATTGTATAACAAGTACAGGAGGGAACACCTCAATGATAGGAATCTATGTGAGAGTATCGACAGAGGAACAAGCGAAGCACGGTTACAGTATCAGGGACCAAATAGACAAGTGCCGAAGCAAAGCGGAGACGGATGAAATATTGGAATATATTGATGATGGAGTTTCTGGCGAATTTCTAGACCGGCCGGCACTAAATAAACTTCGTGAAGATGTAAAAAACGGTATTATTGATAAAGTGATATGTTATGATCCCGACCGCCTTTCCAGAAAATTAATGAACCAATTAATCATCACGGAAGAAATTGAGAAAAACGCAGAATTAATTTTTGTTAATGGCGAGTACATGAAAACACCTGAAGGTATGCTTTTTTATCAAATGCGTGGAGCCATTGCGGAATTTGAAAAGGCAAAAATTACTGAACGTATGTCAAATGGTCGGAAAAGGAAAGCAAAAGAAGGAAAAATTATTAAAGATCCGAAAATTTATGGCTACATATATAATAAGGATACTTCCCAACTTGAAATCAATGAAAACGAGGCACAAGTTGTTAGATTAATATTTGACTTGTTTACTAGACCGAACGGTAGAGTACAGGGAATAAATGGGATTGCCTTTTATTTGACCGATAGAAAAATACCTACAAAACGTAATGCAAGTGTTTGGCATCGTCAAGTGGTTAGGCAAATATTAATGAACGAAGCATATATTGGTCGTTTTTACCACAATAGATGGGATACAGAAGGAAACCTAAAAGCAAAAAATAAACAACTCCCAACCGGTGAAAAAATCCCAATGAAGGAAAGACCGAGGGAAGAATGGATTGAAATTTCTTGCCCACAAATAATAGATGAAACAACATTTTATTACGCCCAAAAACTTTTAAAAGAGTCGCGGAGAAGATGGGCAAAAAAAGGTAAAAAACAATATTTATTAAGCGGTTTATTAAGATGTGGCGAATGCGGGAATACCATGCCTGGAGTGTATGCAAAAAACTGGGGGAAATATGAAAGAATGTACACCGATAAGAAAAATACGGCAGGCGCAAAAAATAAAGGTTGTGGTATGAGAATAAAAGCAGAAGAAATTGAAAACAATGTTTGGGACAGTATAAAAAATTGGCTAAATAGCCCTGCTGAAATTGCTGCGGCAAGTGAAACAGAACTGATGAAGTCTACATCATTTGAAGATGAAGAAATGGAAAGAATACAAAATGAAATAGGAAAAATACAGGCAGGTAGGAAAAAACTATTACGTTTAATTTCAAGTGATTTTGACATATCGGAAAATGAAATTCGAGAAGAATTAAAAGAATTGAGAGAGAAAGAAGAAAATTTACGAAAAAGATTGAAGGAATTGGAGATAGTAAAAGAGAAATCTAATAATGAAATGTTAAGTCATCAAGTTTACCAACAAGCAGTTAACTATTACCTAAGTAAAGGGCAAGAAGAATTAACATTTGAGGAAAAACAAGAATTGATACGAATGATTGTACGTGAAATTGTTGTTTACAAGGATAGTTTGGAGATCAAGACATTCTAATGCATAGTTATTGACATTAGTATCGAAATACTCATGCACTTAAGGGCGTTAAAAAAGACAAAAAAGGATGTCTCTTTACATGATCCAA